GGCAGACTTTTTTTTGCATCTGGTAATTGGCGTTCAACTTCGGCGGTTACAACGATTACTTTGACCAACGATAGCGGCACTAACTTCTCGCAATACTCATCCTTCGCTCTGTATGGGATTAAATAATGGCTACTACTTATGAACCAATAGCGACTACAACAGGAACAGGCGCAAGCAATACAGTTTCTTTTGCTTCTATCCCTGCAACTTACACAGACCTAGTTTTAGTTTTTGAAGGCGTTGTTTCTAGCGGTGGTACTGCATCTTTAGATATTACTTTTAACAATGTAACGACTGGTGGCTTATACTCAAACACTAGAATACAAGGCAACGGAACAGCAGCCTCGTCAAGTCGTAACTCTAGCGGCAATACTGGTACAACGGGTTATGTAAGCAGTAGTAATCGTTCAATGAGTATTATTAACATAATGAATTATGCCAATACAACAACATTTAAAACAGCAATAACTAGAACAAATACGATGGATGCAACTGATGCTCGCGTTGGTGCTTATGTTAATTTATTTTCAAGCACTTCTGCAATAAACAGGGTTGATTTAAGCGCTACTGGCAATTTTGCAACTACTTCGGTATTTACCCTATACGGAATTAAGGCGGCATAATGGCTAACACTTATGTAAAGATAGCAAGTTACGCGGCTACTGGGTCAGTTGCAAGCATTGACTTTACTTCTATCCCTGCAACTTATACAGACTTAGTTCTAAAGATAAGCGGCAGAATTAGCCTTGCTCAAATCTATGGCGCTTTCTGGCTTAATATCAACGGACTAACTACTAACCGCACTTACCGCTATTTAGAAGGTAACGGCGCAGCCGCATCATCAGGGTCTGGCACTAATACAAATATCTCAACTGGTCAGGGCAACAGCACAACCGCCAGCACCTTTTCTAATGTTGAATTGTATTTTCCTAATTATGCAGGCAGCACTAACAAATCTTTTAGCGTGGACTCAGTAGGTGAGAATAACGCCACAACTGTTTATATGGATTTATATGCTGCCCTATGGTCTCAAACCGCAGCGATTAACCAACTAACTTTACTCCCTGAGTCAGGCAACTTTCTTATTTATACAACCGCAACCCTCTACGGCATACTCAAATCATAGGAGACAAAATGGCAGACACAAAGATAATCGTAAACTGCGAGACAGGCGAAGTCTCTGAAGTTGAACTAACAGCCGAGGAAGTAGCGCAGCGCGAGGCAGATGCTACGGCTTACGCTAAGGCTAAGGCAGATGAGGAACAGGCAGCAGCCGAGAAGGCAGATGCTAAGGCTGCTATTGCAGAACGCCTAGGGCTTACTCATGATGAATTGCAGCTCCTAATTGGCTAAAGATATTTTACTCCGCATCCTTGCGGTGTTTATTCTCGATGCGCTAGGCACTATCGGCGGCGCATCTATATTTGGCATCGACACAATTACAGCGGCTTCCGTTGCAGGAATCTTGGCAGTCTCTATTGTCTTCCAGGATTTAGCCCGCGCTTTCTTAAAAGATGGGCGGCTGACTAAAGCCGAGGTTGATGCCACCTTCTCAAAAGCGGCTGAAGATGAATGAGAAATCAGCTAACGGATGGCCTGCATCTAAAGACCCTAACGAGATAGCTATTAAACCCTTTCTCGTAAAGGGTACAAAGATTAAGCTGCGAGCCAATAAGGTAGCAGGTCAATTACTAGCTGCATTCGCAGCTGAATTCCATGAGAAAGTAGAGGCAATAGATGGCGGCTCACTCGATGATTGGGGTTACTGTTATCGCTCTGTTCGTAATAATGCCTCTAGTCTTTCTAATCATGCAAGCGGTAGCGCTATTGACCTTAATGCTACAAAGCATCCGCTAGGTAAAGAAGACACCTTTACTAAAGCTCAACAGAAAACCATTCAAGAATTAATAAAGAAATACAATCTCGTATGGGGTGGCAATTATAAAAAAAGACATGATGATATGCACTTCGAATTGGCCTGCTCACCTGGCGAAGCTGCGGCCTTAGCGATTGAACTGGGACTATGACTCCAACAGATTACTTAAATCTCTATATTGCCACGCTTGCGATAGTGGGTGGATTAGCTGGATATGTAATCACGCACTTACTTTCGGAGATAAAGCGCCTTAATGCGCGTGTCGATGAGATTTATAACATACTCCTAGAGAGATAATATAAGCATGGCGCGTAAAAAGGTCATCGACCTCGACACCTATAACGCTCTAGACGCCTATGCGATAGCTATGAATGAGTTTTATAAATCACTTCGCCGCGCAGGTTTTGCGGTAGACCTATGCCTAGCGATAATTACAGATAGAAGTGCATATCCTGATTGGATTTTACCTACTAAACCATTAGAGAAGATAGGCGATATGCCTTACGATGATGACGATGAGGATTAAACTTGAAGCGCTATGCAGTAATTTCAGACCTGCAAGTACCTTATCACTCGCCGAAAATGGTGGCGAATGTAGCCGCCTTTATCCGTAAGTGGAAACCCGATGAAGTCTTATGCGTGGGCGATGAACTGGATATGCCTATGCTCGGTAAGTTTAATATTGGCAAGCCGCAAGAAGTATTAGATGACCTCGGAGCTGATAGAGATTTATGCGTCCAGGTACTTTATGACCTTCAAGTTACTCAGCTGGTACGGTCTAATCATCAACAGCGGCTTTACGCCTCAATCGCTGGACGATTGCCCGCGCTCCTAAAGCTGCCCGAATTAGAGTATGAGAATTTTCTAAGACTGCCTGCATTAGGCATTAAGTTTCACCCTTCTTTCTATAACATTACTAAAAATTGGGTAATGATTCATGGAGACGAAGGCGCGCTAAAACCGCAAGGCGGTTTAACAGCCCTAGCAGCCTCTCAGAGGCGTTTAAAGAGTGTTATCCAGGGGCATACCCATAGGCAGGGCATTTCATCGCTTACAATGGCTTCAGGGGGCGTTATAACGGGTCAGATTACGGGTGTCGAGGTTGGACATTTAACAGACATACGCTCTAGCGGCATGGCTTACGCTAAGGGCTCGCAGAATTGGCAGGCAGGTTTTGCTATTCTGTACGTAGATAAGGAAAAGGTTACGCCTGTACTCGTACCCATAGAAAAAGACTGTAGCTTCGTGGTTGAGGGTAAGCGTTATGGATGACCTAGACCTCGACATAACTTACAGCATCGATGACGCGATGGATGAGGCTGAATTGTTACCAAATCGTTATAGAAATTAGCCCTTTATAGCTTGCTTATGGTATGGATGAGCGTATCTTTATGTATGTGGAAGCGGGAAATTCTCGCAGATACATAAGGGGCTAAAATGAATAACAATCTAGAAATCACGATTCACCTGTACCAGTTAATGCAGCTGCGCGAAGATGGCACAATCAACACCGCAGAGCTTCGCACGCTTCTTAATTTGGATGCTGATAGCGATGAGTAGCATAAACCTAAGCATCGACTGGGAAGCTATTAAATCCCAATCCTCAATGCTCGATAGATTAGATGACCTCATGCAATTCGCTACCGATAACGGGCGCGAAGACCTAGCCGCAACCGCTCACAAACTCTACTGCGACTTGGAAGAACATTTTTGGGATAAGCGCCGCGCGAAATTGGCGGTCATCAAATGATAACTATTGCATTTCAGGTCTTATTTGTCTTAGTGGTCTTTATGATTGCTTATACGCAAGGTTATAACGATGGCATAAAGGTAGGCCGCAGAGCTGTTAGAAAGTTTTATGAGCAGCGCGATAAGGCCAGGGTATGAAGGCTAAAGAGATACTGCAAAATGCTACCGACCTCATTTACATCGACAGACAAGCTGATTACGGTGATTTTCAAGACACGATGTACCAATCCGCAATGCTTATTAGTGCATACCTACAGTTTCCAGTCGAGGATTACCAGGTATGCGGCATCCTCGCGCTCATCAAGCTCGCAAGAAGTGAGCAGTCAGGGGCATCTGATAAACCCGATAATTACATCGATGGAGCAGCCTATTTCTCTATGCTCGGTCAATTAAAACTGGAAGGTAAATATAATGTCTGATTTTATGAAGGGGTATGAAGATGCAGCCGCTCGCGTGTTGCGCTTCCATACTGTCCATCCCGTAGGTCGAATTGAAACGTCCATCATTAACCATAATCCAGTACAGGGGCTAATACTCGTTGAAGCTCGCGTCTATCGTGAGCATGAAGACACACTACCCGCTGGCATCGATTACGCTTATGGAGAGCGTGATAGTTACAGCCCCTCAATGCGTAAATGGTATGTAGAAGACACAGTAACGAGCGCTATTGCTAGATGTATTTCGCTGGTAATTCCAACCGACAAGAAAGCTACAGCGGAAAATATGGCGCAGGTTCAATATACAGAATCTAAACCCGCTACTAAATCCTTTAAAGAGAAACTAGAGGAAAAGGTAGTACTACCAGTTGAGGCTGACCCCTGGACTGTTAAAGCTGTAGAGCCTGCGGGTACTGCAGCTGATGCAATAGCGCTAGTGCAAGAAGTATTAGGCGCTACTAAGATAGATAAAGACATACCTGAATGTAAACATGGGCAGAGAATATGGAAGACTGGCAATAAAAACGGGCGCGCATGGGCGAACATGGGATGCAGCGGAAGACCGCGTGTACATGAAACATGGGCAGATTTCGATAAGTGCGAGCCTATTTGGTATGTAATCGATGCTAATGGCGCATGGAAGCCGCAGGAAAACTAATGAGCGGTCTAGAGTTTATGAATCAAGACGGGGAATGGGAGCGTTTTCCAACCGATGAGGAATTACTAGCCAAAAAAGAGCTGAATGAAACTATAGATGCTCTAAAGGTTCGCATTATCTGCCATTTATGTAACGAGCCTGCTCCTAAGGATAAACTAGTTTTCTTCCAATTAGGTACAGCTATTAGCTGGTCATGCGATAAATGCCACGCTGTTAGCACTCGATGAAGAATAGCGATTTTGATATTGACTTCGGTAACGGGTACGCGGGCGAAAAGCTAGTAAAAGAGCTTCTTACCTGCGGCTATACAGTCGAGGTTAAGCGAGATTTAAAGTGGGCTAAGACTGGTAATCTTTACATCGAAATCCAATGCTGGAATCAGACAGAGCAGGCTTGGCTACCTTCGGGGATAAGCGTATCTAAGTCTGAGTATTGGGCTTTTGTACTTGATGAAACGGTAATAATGATTCCGTTACTGAAGCTTCAGGAATTGGTAGTAGTTTTCGGTAGATATACCGAATGCAAGATGTTACCTAATCCGTCTAAGGGCTTTCTAATTAGTGCGAGGGAATTAATTGGCTAGTCAACATCGGAAACATCGCGGCTTTCGAACAGAGCGCGTAGTAGCTGAGTATTTGAGGCAATGGTGGGAAGCTGCCTCAATAGGTCGAGGCGCAGGCCAAGATATCTATAATGTACCTTTCGATATAGAAATCAAAGCCCGCGCTTCGCTCGATATAAAAGGGACGCTGCGCCAAGTCCACGCGCGTACAGCTAAGAGCGGTCTTCTTGGTTTTGCGTGTTTCCGTCTAAATGGTCAGGGTGAAGATGCGCGTGAATATGCCGCGTTAATCCGTCTAGAGGATTTGGTGCAGCTTCTCGTTAAAGCGGGATATAAAGACATCCCTGTTAATGTTAAAGATAGCGATATTATGCGCTGTAATGGATGCGGCGATTGGGCTACTAAAGAGCGCTGCCGATGGTGTGAGGATGCTTAATGGCTGAAATAAACAAGTCCGAGTACAGCTGCGAGTGTGGATATTCGTTGATAGGTGCTTATGAGTATCTAGGTGGACAAATAGGTGTTAGTAGACTGTTACTAGACCACATTAAGAATGTGCATGGTCAGGCTAAGTAATGCCCATATATGAATTCGAGTGCAGTAATGAAGACTGCTCTGCCAATATTCGTTTCGATAAGGAATTTAAAATAAATGAACCCCATGAAATCGAATGCCCTATGTGCCATGAAGATATGCGCAAGGTTTATCAAGCTACTCCGACAATATTTAAAGCTAAAGGTTTCTATTCCACCGATAATTAAGAATTCGACACGCCCTTTGAGCAGGACTTTTGCGGATGTATTAGATGCGTTTGGTACTCTCAGGGCTAGAGCCCCTAAAGGGCTCAGGGCAAGCCTGAAAGGCGTAGCTTGCCTGGTAGCACTCGTTATTGGGATATCTGTATCTATAGCAGAGCCATTAGATAATAAGGCGATAACTATGCCTATTAAGAGTGTTAGTAAAACAGCTAACTATTTACTTACTGATAAGCAATATAAATGCTTTAGAAAGTTAGCGTTTAGAGAATCATCCTGGAATGGTAGCGATGATTCACCTTCATTTAAGGCTAAGAATGGGTCTCACTATGGCTTTATGCAGGGTAAGTCTAAGTATCTAAAGACTGCCTCACCTCATGCGCAGCTTGAATGGTCTATGCGTTATGTAGCTAATCGTTATGGTATTACTAAGTATGATGAGCCTAACTATTGTGCAGCTCTACGCCATAGTTATATAAAGGGCTGGTCTTAATGGCTAAACGTGGAGACCCTAGACTAAGCAAGGCATACAAAGCCTTTAGACTGAAGATACTAGCTAGAGATAGCTATACCTGCTACTACTGCGGAGCTGAGAATAAAGACATGACTATTGACCACGTGATTCCAATAAGCGAAGCGCCTGAGTTAGTTATCAGCTACGAGAATGCTGTAACCGCCTGCAAGCCATGCAACTCACGCAAGGGCTCACGCTCACAGGGCGTTTTTTTAGCATCGATTTCTACCCCCTATGCCTCTCCGTCCTATCTCTCCCCGCAAGTGTCGACAATTCACCTAGACAGTCCGTTTCAGTCCAGGCCAGTCCGAGAAGGTTTGGATAATGGGTAAATCTAAGCTCGGCATAAAGGGGATTACTAAGCCGCGCCTTCATTCGCCTTTATTGCGTGGAAAATCCCGCATCGATGAAGTGGCGAAACTTGCCGAAGATATTGGAATGCCTTTATTGCCTTACCAGCGTTTTGTGTTGGAAGATATGCTAAAAATCGATAAGAATAAT